CTTTCCTATGTCATCTCAGAGCCAGGCAATGAGACGATCAACACCATCACCGAAGACCTCAACACGGATGGGGACGACCGGGGCAAGCTCTACCGTGCCATCTTTAATGCAGTAGTGAGTCTTGAGCAGCGAGGATTCGTCAAGGTAGGGCATGGACCAAACAAGTCCAACAGTGAACTGTGGCCGGACGAGATGATCTTTCAGGAATCAGGTGTCTTTGAGCGCCATGCGGAGAGTTACCTTTGAGGTCGGACTGTTTATAGTGATGTTCCCACCACCCAGTCCCTTCTCGGTCGAAGTCCAAATGCGCATACCATTGAGGATTTGAAAGCCACCACCAAAGACGTAGTGAGTGACGCTGTTGGCAGGAAAGTACAGAATCATTTGGTGCTGCGTTGAGGTCGTACCGCCAGACGCTGCCCATTGGATTCTCGACCAAACAGCTTTCGGATTTGGGTTTGCGCCTTCAATCATATAGAGCGTTGTGTTGGCGTCGTTGAATGTCTCGAGAGAGGTGTCGGACTGAGTATCGACAACAACCGTGGTGTAAATGGGATCTGATACTGTGCTTGTGTTTACAGCCATGGTGCCCTCCTACGAGCAAACAGCGGTGAGAACAATGGTTCCGCCAGGAGCCCCAACATTAGGTGTATCGGGGTTGGCATTGGCCCAGAAAGTCAACTGACTGAACTCAAGTCCAGAAGGGAAATCAAACTCCTTGGTTGTATTCGCCGGAAGCCGGAACATCAAGTCCGGCTCAGTCACGGCTGCAGTGTACTCGCCGGTCGTTAGAAAGAACTTGATGTACACAACACCGCTGTGCTGATTCGCCAGCGTGATGTGGTGGAGAGTGCCAGAAGTCCCAAGCACATCCACGTTTGCAGTCTGAGTAACCGTACTCTGATCAACGATTTTGTGGGTGAGCGAGGTCGAACTATACCCTGAAACTTTCAACGCCATGTCGAATCTCCCATCAAATGAAATGATGCATCGTTGGTATCATATCAAAATAAGCGCGACTGCGCCCGCAAAAGCCTACGCACAAGATGTGGTGTCTTCATTATCTTGACACCACCTAACCTGTGGCCTACGGTGAGAACACCAAAAGGGAGGCATGATGACTACAGGCAAAGCACCGCTGGTGATCGACACCACCAAGGCTCTGAGGGCCCTGGTAGATGAGATTGGTGGAAGCTATCGCGAGTGTGCGAGAATCATGGGATGCGGGCACACCCACCTCTGGGGAGTACTCAACGGCAAGCGCCCTCCCACGACATTGGACACTCTGGTTCGATACGCAGCACGAGCTCAACTTGAGGCGGGCATCTCGATGTCGGTGCTGGTTACTCACGACCAGCAAGTGAGGTACCAAATCAAAGCAGCCTGAACGTCGTCATGACACCACGGAGAAGCAACAGTGTGGATGAATCAAGTAGAGTCGATTGCAGTATCAGAAATAGCGCAGAAGTTAGGACTGAGTCCAGGCAGGAGCAAGTCTTTCGGGCCATGTTTCCACTGCGGTGCAGAGAAGCGTGGCAGTACCGATAAGCGTGGACCGATTGGTCTAAGGCGCGATGACCTTGGGTGGAAGTGCCACAAGTGCGGACACGGTGGCTCAGGCATAGATCTAGTCTCGTATGCCCACTGTTGTCGTAGCTTCAAGGATGCGAATGACCACGCTCGCGATCAAGTGCGAGAATGGTTTGCAGAAATGAAGAGCCTCGAGCCAATGAAGCCAACGAACAACAAGAATCCCAAGAGCCAACGGCCCCCCCTTAAAGAGGTGCATGCGCTCTGGAAGAAGTCCTTCAGGCTACATGAGATCCCCAAGGATGATGATGTACTCAAGTTCCTGAAGGGCAGGAACCTAAATCTTGAGGCCTTGGCCCGAACGGGTGTGGCTCGCGTTACTCCAAGTAGACGTGACTATGATTGGCCCCGGTGGTGGCCGGGAGGGAGAAGCATGATGTGGCGGTTGATTGTCCCCGCCTTCGACGCTGACGGCCTCTTCTGTAGTCTTCATGCTCGCGCTGTTACTCAAACGAATGGAGCGCCCAAGACCCTCTGGCCGAGCGGCTTTCAGGCTGGTGGCTTGTTCATGCCCAACCGGCATGCCGTGAAGATGATGAAGGGTGAAGCGAAGGAACTCGATGGTGTTCTGTTCGTCGAGGGCATCACTGATTTCTTGAAGGTTGTCGCAGAGGCAGAGAAGGGCTCGATGCGCCTGGCTGTTCTTGGCGGGACTTCTGGCTCCTTCAGCAGCGTAGGGAAGCTCAATATCCCTGACGATATCGACATCTACGTTGGCACAGACCCCGATCAGAAGGGCGATGAGTACGCGAACACGATTCAGATGCAGCTGAGTCCACGGGCCTGCTACCGCCTTCCTCTCCATGGAGGCGATGGTGCCAGACCTTGATGAAGTACTCTCAGGTGCGCCTGATGCCCCGACACTCTCCCACTTACTGAACGCCGCAAAGGAAGCCCACGAGAAGGGCAAGCAAGCCGGGCCAGAAGGTGGCGTACTCTCTCGACTGGAGGTCACCACAACAAGGGATGGCGCCGACAAGATTGTTGCGTCGGTTCCAAACCTCATCGTGGTCTTGAAGTATGACCGCCGCTGGAAGAAGCGCATCTGGCTGGACACCTTCAGGAACATCATCACGTTTGATGATGGAGACTTTAAGGATACGGACGCCACCAGGATCAAGCAGTGGATGCACCGTCACTACGGCGTACACTTCAGTACGGACTGCATTATCGAATCGGTTGGACTGGTTGCAGAGGACAACGGGCGAAACCCGCTCACCGAGTGGCTCAACGGGGTCGTCTGGGATGGCACTCCCCGAATGGATGAGTGGCTGGTGCGCGCCGTTGGGACTGAGGACACCAAGCTCAATAGAGAGATGGGCCGCAGATGGCTCATCCAATGCATCGCCCGAGCCCTGAAACCAGGCTGCAAGGCCGACTGCGTACTTATACTAGTTGGACCCCAGGGATCGAAGAAGAGCACGACCTTCAGGTTGCTGGCTTCAGACGAGTACTTCTGCGATACGCCCATGGACATTGGCTCGTCCAATGCCTACATGCAGATTCACAGAGCGTGGATCTATGAGGTGGCTGAACTCGACTCAATCAGACGTGCCCATAACTCTGCCACGAAGGCCTTCTTGTCGGCCCAGGACGACACGTTCAGGTTGCCGTATGCACGCATGACCATCACGCTGAAGCGGCACACAGTGTTTTGTGGGACCACCAACAAGGGTGAGTTCATCACCGACATGACGGGATCTCGACGCTACTGGCCCGTCCAGGTAGGCAAGATTGATACCGAGTGGACGGTGAGCAACCGCGCTCAAATCTGGGCAGAGGCCGTCGTTGCGTTCAAGAACGGCGAGAAGTGGTATCTTGAGAATGAGGCTGAGCAAGAACTTGAAGAGCAGTCATCCGATTTCCGCCAGTACGACCCATGGCACGAAGTCATTGAGAACTGGCTTGTCGGCTTTGGTGCGAACATCTCGACCAGTGAGATTATGTCCAAGGCACTCAGCCTCGAGAAGTACCAGATGACCAGGAACAACGAGATGCGGGTTGGCGATATCATGCGCCAGCTGGGCTACGACCGTGTCCGACGACGCATCGGTGGTCAGCGTATCTACGTGTGGGTGAAGCCAAAAGAAGACAACATCATTCCGATTGCAAAGCCAGAACTTGTTGAAAGTGTAGACGGTGGAGAAAGTTGATGCCGACAGAAGTACTTACGTGTGACTCACGCGATGTGATGGAGACTATAGACCTGTACCTCACAGAGGACGACAAAGATTCAATCGTTGGAAAGCTGAAGGCAAAACGCATTCGGTCAGTTCATGGCGGTGACCGATTCCTCACGCACTCCATTGCCAACAAGGTCAAGACGTTCGTTGAAGATGGGCAGCACGTTGCATTCATTGCGTATGGCGTTGACTACATGCTGTTTGAAAAGCCAGGGTCATTCAGTACCCAGACATTTGCATGCCACGATGACCTCATCAATGTCGTTCATGAAGTTTGCTTTGAGTGGTACCAGGGTGACCGTCAAATCGATGAAGACACGCTTGATAGAATCTATGCATGGCTGATGATCAGTCCGTATGCTGCGATGTCAATGACAGAAAATGTCCGCCATGAACTTCATAAGGCCGTCGATTTCTTCTGGGTGTGTACCGCCACTGGCAACAGAGCTCTGGCTACTCAGTGCTATGATCGTGGAAAGGACATGACCAACCGGACGATACAGCACTGGATGGACAACGTGCCCATCATGATGAAAGGGTGCGGCTATACCAACATCATCGAACCACAGGAATGCTGATGTCTGATCTGGATGAAATCAAGAACATCTGGACCATGCCGGATGGCTGGGCCGTTCGTGTTGATGACGATCAGATGGAAGTGCTGGACCTTGATAACGAAGTCGTTGCTCAAACCGTGACGCAGGTCTCCGTCGTCAAGGCCATCCAAGAGCACTTGAATGCACAGAGCATCTTCGGTGCCTACCAAATGATGATGGCGAACCGGAAGAACCCCATCGAAGGCTGACTACCTCCTGGTGGTCTTCTTCTTGGCGAACGCCGTCTTGGCGGGTTCCGCCTTCGTGACTGGGGCCTTCGTGACTGGGGCCTTCGCCTTGGGCGTTGGCGCAGCAAGCCGGTTCTCTAGTTCCGAAATGTACGTATAGAGCGTGCTGACTACTTCCGGGTAGCCATACCCATGGCGGGTGTACTTAGAGGTCGTGACGACCCGCATTGCATCAACTTTTTCTTTGAGACTCATTGTCTACTCCACATTTAGGAACGGAGGCCTGAACTAAGCCCAGGCCATTCTCTTACAGAGACTACACCACCGGTTGCTTTTTCGATACCAATCGCCAGTGGCAACGACGGCGTCTTTCGACCGTACTCGAGGTCACGAAGATATCCAATGCTCAAACTCAAATCAAACTCACCCAGCTGTCCATTGAGCCACTTCGTGAATGCGACCCGAGTACTCTTTCCAGGCAGGCTCTTCCGATAGATTTCGAGGACCATTAGACACACCTTGTCAATCAAAAGTAGCGCAGCGGACACCTTTTGTCCACAGTGGGGTGTGTCTCCTTGACACACCAACGGTAAGGCACTAATCTGGTCCAAGGAGAAACCAACCATGAACCAAGCTGAGAGAGAGGCCTGGCTTGCTGAACGCAAGAAAGGACTGGGCGGTACTGATATTGCCCGCATCATGTTGGCGAGTGCTGACTCAGCAGACAAGATTGGTTGTTTTGAGGGGAGCGTATTCAAGCTTTGGTCCGAAAAAACGGGCCTTTATGCATCGGAGTCTTCTGACAATCAGATCCTGATGCGTGGCCGAGTCATGGAGAAGTACGTCTGTGAGTTGTACGAACTCCATCTTGGGGAGGGATGTCGCCTTTGGGAGAAGGGATTGACTTGGCATCCGACACGGCCACGCATCTTTGGGACTCCAGATCGACTCGTGGAGTACAAGGACATCACGTTCGGCATGGACGCTAAGACCAGACGCCGCCGGAAGGGATGGGGTAAGACTAGGACCACAGATGTGCCACTAGATGTAGAGTTGCAGATGCGGGTCTACATGGAGATTTTCGATGCACCTTACTGGGACATCGCGACTCTCTTCAACCTTGATGACTTCCGAGTGTATCGGATGAATCGGGACGAGGAGTTGGGGCAGCAGATCCTCGATGTGGCCGATGAATGGTGGGAGAAGCATGTGGTTGATGAGACACCACCACCAGTTGATGGCACAAGCCTTTGCCGAGAGACTCTTGGCAAGCTGCACCCTCGAGTGAAAAACGAAGTCTTGCGTCCCGCAACTGTAGCGGAGCGAGGCCTGTACGAGAAACTTCTGAAGGTTCGACAAGAGCACAAAGAGGTTGGAGAGAAGAAGGACGAACTCGAGAATCGACTTCGGCACTGCATCGGTGAGTCATTGGGAATAGCTGAGATTGCAACATGGAAGCCCACAGCACCAAGAAAGACATTCGATAAGAAGACGTTCAGCACCGATCACCCTGAACTCTACGAAAAATACGTTAACGAGAAGCCTGGCAACCGCATGCTTCGAATCATGGAGCCACGAAATGACGACAGCAATTAGCCGGGCGGACCAACTTGCTCATCTCAACCACTTCCTTGGAACAAAGCGCGATAGCCTTGTGAAGATTGCCCCGAATGGGACGGATGTTGACCGCATCATCCGAGTTGCCATGTTTGAGGCAGCGAAGAACGAGCGACTTGTGCAGTGCTCCCCAGTCTCGGTCTACTTGGCCTTGGCTCGAGCTTGCGAATTGAATCTGGTTGCCGGTGGTGTTCTTCATCGCGCTTCTCTTATACCAATGTGGAATAAGCGGACAAAGAGTTACGATGCTGAGCTCTGGATTGAGTATACGGGCTTGATGGATCTTGCGAAACGCTCTGAAGAAGTCGCTCATTTTGTTTCCCGCGTGGTCCACGAGAACGACGAGTTCGAGCATTACTTCGATCTTGAGAGTGGAGATGTCTTAAAGCATCGAGTCAATCATGAAGACCCAGGTGACCTGAAACTGGCCTATGCGGTGTGCTACTACACGGACGGGAGGAGACAGGTTGAGGTGATGTCAAAGCGCCAAATCAACCAGATTCGAAAATCATCCAGAAGTGGCGACAGTGGACCATGGGTTCAGCACACGTCAGAAATGTGGAGAAAGACCGTCATTCGGCGCATCTGCAAGTATTTGACGCTGACCCCCGAAGCTACAGCTGTGCTTGAGCATGACATCAAGACTGACTTCGATGATGACGCATGGACTGACACTGCCAACAATGGGCATGACGGGTCAGTTAAGGATAGTGGTACAATCGAACAGAACATTATCGATGTCCAACCGGACGAGAAACCCACGAGGCAACGGAAATCAAAGGTCAAGGACTTGGTTGAGAAGGCCAAGAAGAACGACCTTCCAGAGCCAGAAGCAGACTTTACTGATTAGGAGAACCGATGTCCCTCATTGACCAAGCCACTTCACGCAACCCGCACAAGATTCGCATGTCTGAGACTGCAGGCAAGAAGACTGGGCCGCAGAAGATCATCCAAACGACAGAGTTTATGTCTGTGTTGCGTAAAGTGCTTGATGAGAGCCTCCTCGACAAGAAGACTCAGAAGGAGTGGAAGGGCTATCGCAATCGGGTAAAGAAGGCGCATTGGCCTCTTGAGGGATTGACCAACAAAATCGATTCTGAAATTTGGACCAGAATGTGTGGGGCCGTCCTTACCGATATGGTCAAAAACATCCACAACTCTCAGCCGAATGGTGAGTGGAAGCTTGGTGAGTACGAAGTCGATATTCGGCCGGACCCAAACGGCGACGAATCTATCGTCATTGCCTGCAAGTGGCTCGATGCCAACAACGCTCGAGACCTTCGGTACAGCAATGGTGTTCCTGCAGTTGATGTCAACATCAACATGGCGGATGCCAACAAGGAACTGATCGAGGTTCTCTCCAAGAAGCAAGACGCTTCAAGTGACGGCGAGCTCAAGGATCTGATGAAGCAGTTCATCGCGGCTATGGCTGGGAAGGCTATTGAGGATGCTGCTGAGAAGCCCACCAAGAAAGCAAAATCGAAGCCTGCAGAGGCCATTGACGACCTCGCTGAAGACTTCGAGGGGTAGCACCTCCCCTGGTCCTCCTGACACGCCACACCATTAGTTTTTTTAAGCAGTGGGGAGATGTGGACCCCGCCGTCAGGGGGGCTCAGGGGCTTTCTGATAGGGCGGAACTATGCGGATGATTCGTCATTGGCTAGGCGTCATCAGTTCCTGCAGAAGCTTTTCATCGTCCTCTTCTGACAGTCGAGCTTTACGCTGTAGTGGTGACTCTCGATCTATCCTAAACTCCTCTTGAGTCATGTCATCCAAGGCTTCCCTCTTCAAACTCTCACGCTGCTTGAATGCCTTCTGCTCCAGCCAGCCAAGGGTTTCATCCCACTGGGAGACGTTCGTGGACATGGAGTGCCCCGCTGGGTCGCTCTCCTTGAGTCCGTAGCTAGCCTCGCTGCGAGTCCAATGCGGGCGCTTTATCACGGTAGCAATTGTCCCTGTGGCCCTCCCGACAACGTCCTCTGGAATGCCAGAACGAATCTTGTAATACATCCCGATTCTCTGGCGGAAAGCCTCAGCCGCATCTTCCCAGTCTGGGTTGTTTGGGTCAATGAGGGTACCATCCGTCTGTTTAAGAAGAGTCAGATCAGATGGCATAGTGTTTGGGGATGGGGGCATATCGTACTTGCCCTCCCTGACCCAGCCCTGATGGCCCTCTATGGCTGCCATTCGTCCTTTCTTATAGGCGGCGCGTCCACGCGCTATGGCAAGGCCTTCGGACTTCAGTCTATCAAGTTCTTTGCCAGCCATTACATCACCGGGGCTTCAACTAGAGTGTACGTGAACTGGTCGCCATACGTCTCAGCTGACTTGTTGCACAGCGCCATGAAGGCCTCAAAGCCATCTGACCCCGGCTTCGCAAAGACCTGGCAGCCTGCGCTCCACTTATCGACGTTTTCCGAACCCCCAGCACGGCTCGAGGATTTGTGGATATTCAGGCCTATGTAACCTGACTGCTCAGTCTCTGGGTCCATGTCGAGGATGTCGTCCTTGTTCGCATCCCTGTAGTAGCTCACGCGGCCACCAGACTGCACAAGCGCTGGGTACTGGCCCCGATGCCGTCCGAGCTTGTGAGAGCCCCTGTACTGGCCCGGAGCCATGATCGCAGTCCCTGTGACCTTCATCGGATGCTCGCGCCAGTAGGTGCCTGGGTCGGTTGTGCATGGCCAAGTACGAGTGACCCATCCCTGCTCATCCTTGTAGACCAAGCACATGCGGTCATTGAACTTGTTGGCGTCATCATCCGGGGTGCGGATCCCGATGATGTTCAGGTTGTATAGTCCGTTCTCGAAGACAGCGTGGCCGAGAACGGCGACATAATCCAGCAGTACAGGTCTCATCTACAACGCGCTCCAGTAGCTTGGCAGATCGCTGCTTGTGAAACCATCAATGATCGTATGTCTTCACGCATCTCGATATGAGCGGCTTCGATGCGCTTCATCCGATCAGTGCCGCCTGCGTGACCCTCAGAAGCCACATGAATGGTGATGCTGCTCTCTTGCTCATCCAGCGTAGTCTGGATCTTGGTCACATCCTTGCTCACGGTCTGGAGGTTCCACCAGCCACCGCCAGCCAAGAAGATGACTGTGACGACCCATATGGCCAACTTGATATCTATCTGCTTCATTTGAAACCCCCAGAGCCATATTGATAAGCAGCACTAAGGCCTACAGCAACCACTCCAACTGTAACCAAGGTCTCCAGTCTACCAAACCAGCGTTGAGTTCCGGCTCTTTCGAGGAATGGCACTGGCTGTAACTCCTGTTCTAACTTCCTCTTATACCAATCGCGCTCCATCTCCAATGCGGCAGTATCGACCTTGTACTGTTGCGCAACCGACTTTGCCCAAACTTCAGTCTGGAGCAAGTCGGAGAATTGAGAGAGGGGCACAGCCACTGAGGAACAGTGCGCTTTTCCAGACGGGGAGAGAAGCGGGGAAGGCAGTGGCTGGCCCCTCGTAAGAGAATAAACCTTTGGGCATTCCCCGGCGATTGGCTTTGGTGTTTCGGGCCGCTTGATGGGCTCAGCCGCCAAAGCCATGCCAAGGAAAAGGAGGATCATCGTCGTCGTCTCGCGTTACCAAGATCAGCAAGATCGTCGCCAGGATTCCGGCCATCAGTAGCAGATCGAACACGATCTACTCCCTCCTCGAAAGACTCTTGAATGGCTTTACCAGCTGCATCGGCGGCAGGATTCTCAGGTGGCGTCTCCTCTTTTTTTTTGGAGAAGACCTTACGGTGCAGGAACGCCAGCAGAGCTCCGATTCCCACCAGAGAGGCGATGGTGAAGATTTCGTTCACCCAATCGCTCACGAGCACACCAACTTGATGATGACATCGTTAGTTGCAGGAGTCGTATCTCCAATCGTCACACTCGTAGTGCCCCAGATCGACACGCCAGCCGCATAGGCGTGCCCATCGGGAATGGCGTAGGTGACCTTCTGGTATGCCGGGCAGGCAAACATCAAATGTGGGGTTCCAGCCCCGTTTGAAGTCGTGGTGTTTGGCGTAGCGCTAGCGGCATCTCTGATCTTGAAGTAAAAGGTCGCAGAGTTGGTCGTGTTGTCGATCTGGACCATGTAGATCCGACCACTGGTTGCGCTAGTGACGTTACCGTTGGCTGTAGAGGCCGACACCGCCAGATCGATGACAATCTTGCCACCAAGAGCGGTGATCGATGATGTTGTCGATGAAGCCATCGTTCACCTCAGCTGCAGACAAGGGTTAGCGCCACTGTGCCATTATTTGGAGCATTTGTATCCGTTGGACTTGGATTTAGCGTTGCCGCAATGCTCAGTGTGGTGAAATCGAGGCCACCAAGGATCTCATGCATTGCTGTGGCACTTCCAGTGACCCGAATCACAAGGATCGGAAGGGTGGCTCCAAGAGTTGGGGCAGGATCATCGAAGATCTTGATATACGCAGCACTGCTCGAGCCATTGACGGCCTTGATTGAGTAGAGCTTTCCAGGCGCAGTCGTGACATTCGAGTTTAGGCTGTTGGTTGCAGCCGTCTCGTTGATGATCTTGTAATCAAGAGCATCGTTGAAACTCGTAGCTTTGAGCGCCATGGTCTACCTACTTCCTCATTCTTTCTGTCAGGATGGCATCGTCAGTGCGCTGTGGGGCCGGCACGGAGCCACTTTTCACAGTGCCTACCAATGGTGCAGGATCAGTGATCGGGATTTCAGGGTGTCTCCAGACGGGACCTGTCGAGTAGCCTGAGGGGAGTGGTCCCTCAATCGGGATTTCAGGGTGTCTCCAGACGGGACTTGGCGGCTTCATCCCAACCTTTGTGAATAGACCACTGATCTGCTCTTCTGTAGCAGTCGGGTAACGCTCCTTCATTTTTGTTGAAAACCCATGCGGGTCCTGCCGCATCCATTGCATGATCGACTGCCTTCGCACGTCCAGTAATTCCTGCTCTGCTTCTAAGCTTGGCACGTTTTTTTCCCACCGTTGATAGGCTATCCGATCCTGCTGTTCTTTTAAGGCCTGCTCTTTCGTCCTCGTCTGCCTCCACCGCCTTTGCTTGGCCTCTATTTGAGCGATTACTTGCTGATGTTCTTCTAAGGTTGGCATCCCTTTTTCCCGCCTTTGCGCCGCCGACAGGTCCAGCTGTTCTTTTAAGGAAAGTCTACTTGGCATCCGTTCTCCCTACCTTTTGAATGCAGCGAGGGCCTTCTCAGCCGAATCGCCAGCGATGTATGCAAGGCCCAAGTAGAGCCACTGGTCAGAGTTCAGGGTGCCCGCGATGAGCAGGCCCGTCCCAAGCGCCAAGACGGCAATACGCCGCCAGGAAATGCGTTTCTGGGAGTCAAACAGGGCGGATATTAGATTCTTCATATTACTCTCATGTGTTTCTATCCCTGGTCGAACGACAGTACGTCACCGTTGGATCCCTGTGACTGGCTCACCCAATAGGATTGGTCAACTCCGGCCGCGTTCTGGATGATCTGCCTCATCATACCGTCATTCGTGAAACGCATCTGCCGATAGAGTCCGACGTAGTTTTTCGGCGCATCCTCGAAGAAGGCGGCCCAGGGTATGCTGACCTGGGTTCCGCCGGCAGTGCTCATGTTCGGTTGAGCAGCGATGGTACCGTAATATCGGTCTACATCACGATAGTTTGTTGGTGTGACTGGGTCGAAAACGCCTGTGGCCGGGGCATAATTCCCGCCGCCGGTGGCCAGGAATCCTTGGTTCGCGGACCAGAAGGCGTTGCTAATCGGGGAACCCCAGCCACAAGTCGCCATACCATACAGGCGGCCGGGGGTTCCTTCGCCATCGGCGTCGGACGGCGGATCGAACATTGCACCTGCTATGCAGGTCCACCAATCGTCCGCTGCTGCATAGTTGAAATGGATAGAGATGACCTCATCGGCTGTGATGACGAATACATTATTGCAATCCTTGGCGCTTAGCTTCATCGAGGCTTGCGAGAAACGGCTGAACCGGGTGGCCGCGTTCGTGCTTGGCGTGGCGTACACGAATGGGTCTTGGTTTATACCGTTATCTGGGCAGATGGCGATGTAGATAACACTCGGCATATACTGGTGTGACCCGGCGCGCTGCCAAGGTGCGTTGCTGTTGATTGCTGCGTTAACGATGACACGAAGGTCGGGTGTAGCACTGCCGGCTACACAGCCAAGGACTAACGATCCCGTGGTGCTGCTCTTGACCTCCCAGGTGGTGGAGTCTCCAACACACAACGCAATCGTATCAAGGACGGACTGTGGGTCATCGACTATCTGGGGAACTCGGAGGTTAGTCATTTGCCAGGTGAGGACTGGAAGTGAAGAAGACATTTGAATCCTTTAGGTGACTACGACGAACACGTCTTTGACTAGCTCGACTCTGGCGTATCTGTTGACCTTACGGTGGTTTGGCACTTCGAGCGCGCTGTTGGTTGTTTTGGTTGCAGCCGGCGCTTGTGGCACACCACCACCGCCCGCGCCACCAGCATTAAAGCTTGAGTTGAAACTAGGCATCGCTACTCCTAACTGTTGTCATGCCAGTGAAGTCGAGCCTTCTCAAGAACAACCGCCTCAGTCGGGTTAATCCACAAGTAGCACTTGCCAGCAGTTGTTTGTCCAGACGGCGCAGTCACAAACAGCCGGTCCAACGAAATCACCGTGTGAGATGTATCCGGGGTACCGCCAGCAGTGCTGGTGACGGTCGAAGCCTTAGCGGTCAATGGGTCATCTCCCGCGCTATCCCACGTCAGATAGACATCGAACGTGAAAGTGGCGAGGGTGTCGACAGCACTAAACGCGAGGTCCAACTGCGCGAAGTCACACGCCTGCGGCAAAGCCCTGGACCTGGTATCGCTTGGAGTCCCACTCCTCTGCTCCGCCATAAGCGTAAGCGTAAACCCGGAATCCGGGAGTGCTGTCCTGGTCGTGTTTGTAATGAATCCCCGCATGGGAACCTCCTAAGTCAAGGTTCCAGGTTTATGTCAACAAGTTCGGGGATCTGAGACATTGTCTACTCCATTAATGGGGAGGGATTTCGGTTAAAGAATAGCACGTTTGGGAGAAGTCGTTGAAGTACCTATATCATTTCTCAGAGGTGTAGGAAGGTCATCTAGGCAGCTTAGAGCGGCGCTTGTACATTCTTTCGGGCTGGACCAGTTCCTTCTCGTGGCGCTTCTTGCCGATCTCCATCAGCCACCTGTTGATGGCTTTCTGGTGCGCGGCTTGTGTAGTCGGGATGGGGAATGGCTTGATTCCAAGCAATCCAAGCAGTTCATCGCCCTCTGTGAGGCCGGTGCGTGGACCCATTTGCTTATTGATCTCAGTCAGGTGCTTGCTCTTCTCCCAGACGCCGACATCAACCCCATATTCGTGCATCGACCGAGTAATGTTCGCCAGAAGTTCCATCGGTCCAAGATTTGCCCGGTCCAAGTAGGCCATCGTGTCCATTGAGCGGCCCGCGAAAGGAAATTGGAGCGTATTCTTCCAAAGCCACCAGAGCCTGCCGTTCTCAGCGTGCCAGTAGCCCCCATATTCCTCTCCTTCCACGTATCGACGAGAGGGGTCCAGGTGTGGCCGTGGCACAATACCGAATATCTCTCTAAAAGTGCCGACAAGTATGGTGTCATCAAGATGCATGATGAACGGGGGCACCGGGTTGTACCGATTGATGTCCTTGTCGTAGAAGAACTCCTTTTGACCCGCTAATACCCATGGAGCCTGAATCCAGGGGTTGATTTGCGTGGCCATGTACCGCTGAGCACCAGCATCTCCACCCAGCGCCATGATGAGCTCAGAGATCAGTCCCCAAGCATCATAGGCCGGTACAGGTGGCGTGATGTACATCCACTTATCGACCATGTGGGTATCAACCGTCGCCTTTCTGAACGCAATCGCCAGTCTCGCCTTGGCATAGTCGCGCTCGAACAACCGAATCTCGGTGTCCTCTTCGATGTAGGCGTTCTGAACGCCCTTCATCACTCGCAACTGGCCGAGAATACGGTGTGGGTTGGTAAGGATGGTGTCCCAGAACAAGTCCATGTTCTTGCGCATGTAGCTATAGAACATGAAGATGTTGCGGAACCAACTCTTCTCAATGTCGGTCAGATCTGCGTAGTCAAATGCCACCTTTCGGGCCAGCTTCGCTGCAGATGCTGCACTCTCACCACGATTCAGTGCATCTACAAAGACGCTGACTCGGTAGTAGTTGTCCATCGCGGTGGCAGACTCAATCAAAGTCCGCTGCCACTCGTCAGCACTCCAGTAGATCTTGTTGATACCCTTCGCCCGAAGCCGGTTCATGTTCTTGGCAAGAGTCTGCGGCGCCTCAGAGAAGATGAAGCCCGACTTCAGGCCATACATGTGCGCAAGTTCAGTTATCTGGTCTGCTGTAAAGACCGTTCCGTTCTTTGCGACCAAGAGCGGGTTGCCAACGGCCAGGTCGCCATCTTTCCAGAGCCTAGATACAACCGCCATGGTCATACCGTTGTGCTTGAAGATGGAGCGTGCAGCGCCGACTGCACCCATGCCCTGATACATCTGCAGCATTCCGCCCATGCCAACACCGAAGAAGTAGGCAGGGTTGGGAACCATGATTCCCGATGTCACGCCCATCTTCATGTGCTTCATCGTCACCGGGAAGTGCGTCATGAAGAAGTCGATTGCTCGACCAACGTTGGCTTCAGCCACTCGAGTCTTGGACATCACCGGTTCAATCCCAATAGGACTTCCGATAATGTCGGCTCGCAGTTCTGGAACAACACCGGCACGGGCTGTGCCAATCGAGGCCGACCGATTGAATGCTCCCTCAATCTCTTTAACCAGCTGCTTGGGCACAAGACCAGTCTGACCACTCGGGAAGGTGTATAGTTCAAATCCTTCTGGCCGGTACCTGTGGCCGTACCGTGCGATGACCTCCTGGGCCATGCTGTAGGCCCTGAAGTCAGCCGGGTTTTCCATGACACCACCAGTTGGGCCACGAACTTCATAGGTTTCAGGGAAGAGTTCTCTTCCAGGTGCTTGAGGCTGTCTCGTTCTTTTTGCTACGAGTACTTCTTCCCCAGTTACTTCGTCTATCTTATAAAGACGTTCTTCACGCTTGGTCATTGAGAAGTTGAGTTCCTGCTCAACGTACCACTTCACTCGCTGCCAGAAGAGATTCTCTGTGTCAATCGGAGATACAACAATCTCGCCAGATGGACTGATGAGAGGCTGCGGCTTGCTGAACTTCTTCAGGTCAGACGGCATGCCATACCGGACCATGTCATCAGCCATATCGCCCATGATCTCGTAGGCCCGCATTCGTACCATCAGGCCAAGGAATGCCTCGGTCACCCGATATCTGGGAAGACGCCGCTTTCCTTTGATGGTCTCAAGACCGACTTCACGTCCCTTCTGTGTGGAAAGCCACCACAAGAGGTCTTCCCAGGCCTTCCCGCCCGTGTAGAAGCTCTTGTAGAGTTGTGCGAGGTCGGTGTCGGTCACGTTCGTCAAGATGCTCATATCTGGCTCACCAGCCAAACCAATCGCGATCTTCTTTCCACGCTCGATAATCTGCTCCTTGCGGTTCAGCATGGCATCGCGAATACGCTCAATGGCCTTGCCAAGCAGCATTCGTTCTTTGTTTTGAAGCTTGCGCGCGTTTTTGCCTCGGTAAAGCTCCAAGACGTTGAAGGCCTCAGTCAGTTCTTCCGTGAGGCCATTAATGCCACGGCCTGTACGGGAAACAACAGACTGCATCTCTGCAATCGTGGTCGGCTTCAGCAAGAAATCAAGCTTTGAGCCTGCTTCCTTAATCTCCATGGCCCAGTCATCAGCGGTGATATCATCACCCTTGCCAATCAGAACCTCGTCAAACTCTGGCTCAACAAACTTAGTTCCCTTTGCCTCACGCTCAGCCAAGGTGCGAGCAGTGTGACGAGCTCTCTCGGCATCAGTGAACTCGTCAAGAAGGTCGATGTACCCCTTCCTTGGTAAGATCTTCTTAACAACTTCGCCTGCCTTCAATGCGGGGTACAGAATCTGGTGACCCATCAAGGCGTCGACCTTTTCAACCGCGACTGGTGCGGTCAAATGACCCCGAAGTTGCTCAAACACCATGTCCATGGTGATGTCTTTGTTGCCCTTCATGGCCTCTGCAGCCCATCTAAAGACATCCCGACCAGCCTGGTCAAGCCTCATCAAGTGCTTGTCTATGATTTCCCTCTGAGCAGGGCCAACCACACCCTTCAGTTCGTCAGGAACCTCAAAAGCCGTCTTGAGCTTTGAGCGCCAATTCTCAATAAATCCACTTGAGTCTCCGGCACGCTCGACACTGTCACGAATTGCAATCCACAGGGACTTACCAAGGCTCTCTGGGATGGCCACGGAGACATGGGTTCTGCGGCTGAAGACACCGGCTTCAATATCGCCCATTGCCTCCGCAATCGCCAAAAAGTCCTCGCCAACAACCTTACTGAGGTCAGCATCAACCCCAAGGAGTTTCTCAGGGATGATCTTGCCCATGGGCTCATTGCTCAGCTGGCGCAAGAACACGCGCAGCCTGGCCTGCTGCATCTCATTGAACTCGTAGACGCCACTTATGTGCGTCTTGCCATCGATTTTCCCATTGGCATTGAACATCTTGTCTGACGTTTCGCCAAGCACACTGGCCATCCGTGCGCGGACTGCCTTGGAGATCGATTGGAACCTCTCTACTGTGACAAGGCTTCGTGGAGTCAGCGGGATGAGCTTCGTCGATCCAATTTGGCGCTTAAAGTGCTCACCTACGACATAGCCAACAGACCGAGCGAATAGTTCTGCTGCACTGATCTCGGTGATATCATCGGTGATGCCAAGGCCTTGCCGCACGTATTCTGGATGGAAGTCAATCTGCCAGTATTCGCGGCTTCGACCATATGCCGGGACAGCGCCTTCTCGAAGGCCCTCAACGCCCGTCCGTACACGCACGGTTTGCGGTGCGCGATAAGCCCGGCCCATCTGAAGGACCCCTGATTCTCCATAATTAGCGGCAATAGCAACTGCGTCATCTTCAAGGATGGCAAACGGGTCAAAAATCTTGTGGAATTTATCCCTGATCTCGAGCCTGGTTCCGATGGTTTCGGCCTCTGCTGCAATCCGGGTCCAGTACACACCAAACCGTGACTGGAAATCAGCGAAGTACCGGTACATGTGGCCATCAACAGAGCCGGCACCTCGCGTAAAGAACGTATTGAGTGCATGACGCAAGGACTCTTCACCCTTCCTGGTCAGCATTGGTATCTGAACTTTTCCAAGAACCGACCCATCTGGGCTTTCAACCATCTTGTGATCGAATTGCTTGTACAGCTTGTCGACCCACGCATCTCCCATCAGAGTCCGAAGAGCTGAACGGGGGTCCGTACTTCCAGCAACAAACAACTCTTCGATGTCTCCATTCTTGAAGAACCTGACGAGTTGCTTTGTTTGACTGCTGTTCAGGCTAAGGCCGTGTTTCGATGAAATCTGCCAAGTAAGCGCTCCTTCAGGAGGCTCAGCAAGCCTAATTGGTGCGCCGGTTTCACCGATAACAGCAGCCGGATCAAGCTTACCGACTTTCAGGCCAGCAAAGAAATCTTCGGGCTTCTTGACCTTTTCGAAAGCTTCTTTACCACTCAGAGCTGCCCGGATGGCCTGTGTCTCCAGGTACCCCATGATGACCGGGTATTCATCAGTCGCGATGTACCCGTCAGTGATGAAGTCAGCAACTTGCTCTGAAATCTTGATGTAGCTCTGAGTCGAGCGAAGAACCGCTGTCTCTGGGTCACCATGCTTCATCATTATTTCAAGAAGAGCAACGTGAAGCTTGCTAGATTCTTTGAAGTGATGCCCCAGCTGCTCTTCTACGACCCGTGAATCGGCCACGATGTCCATGACCCGCCTGATTGTGTCCTTCAGCTTTGGCGGCAGACCCGCATAGAGATTCTCACCATCAGGCGTGTCCAGTTTGTTGCGGATGTAGGCCTCAACTGTATCAGCCACGTTCTCCCATGGTGTTGGCGTGCGGGCAGTCCTGAATTGGTCGATAGCGTCATCAAAAGAGAGCTTCTTGGCTGCACGCCCAAAGCGCTTGGACTTGCCTCCCATCAGCGGCACAAGGCTCTCTGCCAGCCATGCTTCTTCAAGGCTCAG